CAGCTGACTCCGTACAAAAGCTGGATTGTTAGTCTGATAATAACTGCCCGCCTGGGATTGAAAACAAATCTCGTACGTCTTCCCAGTAACATAGAGGGGAGGAACAATGGAAGGAATGACACATGGCTCTCCCTCGTAAGGGAACGAAGGCGTACGACGAATATCTCGCTCGCCAAGCTGCGCTGGTATCACGCAAGCGACAGACTGAGCGCGATATTGAGATTCCCTCCATTGCCAACCTGAAGCGCCGACGCCGGATGGAAAAGAGTCCCGAGCGGTTCTGTCGGTCATACTTCCCAGGCGTGTTCTTCAACCCCTTCTCGAAGGTCGAACAGGACATCACAGAACGGTTTTGCGGGATTCTCGAACACGGCGGCCAACTGGCATACGCGGCGCCGCGTGGCAGTGGGAAATCGACATTGCTCAAGGGGCTATTACTCTGGGCGAAGCATACGGGGCAATCGTCCTACACTGTCCTGTTTCGATCTTGCGGTCGCGATGCATCAACCACACTCAAGGACCTGCGTTACTACTACGAATCGCCGGCGCATCAAACATTCCACGACGACTACCCTGAGATATGCACGCCGATTCTCGCCCTGGCGGGCGCCTCTCAGCGAGGGCGGACACAAACTGTCAGTGGTGAACGGACGTTGATTGACTGGTCGGGCGACACGCTGATTTACCCGACGATTCCGGGTTCCCCAGCTTCCGGTTCGATCTTGGCGGTGCGGTCGTTGGACGGCGGCTTCCGTGGTCTAGTATTCCAAGAAAGGCGGCCACGGCTGGTCATTATCGACGATCCGCAGACACAGGAGGGTGCCCGTTCTATGGCAGATCGGCGGAAGATATTGGAGATTATCACGCGAGACATTGTAGGGCTCGCTGGGCAGGGGACGCCCCTCGCGATTTTTTTGGTTTGTACTATCATCCAACATGGCGATGTGGCGTGCCAACTCACTGACCGCAGTATTCATCCCGAATGGCATGGGGTTGCGGCCAAGTTCCTTGAAGAGCTTCCCGAGGATACTGAACGTTGGCAACAATATGTCGAATTGCGGCAGCAAGCGCAGTTTGACGGTGACGAGACCGGGCGCCCGGCAACTGCATTCTATCGGGTGAATCGGAAGGAAATGGACGAAGGCGTTCTTGTCAGTAACAAGCACAACTTTCTGCGAACGAAAGATGCGGACGGTCGCCATATCGAGCTATCGGCAGTGCAACACTACTACAACCTGCTTGCCGACCATGGTGAGGAGTATGTTGAGGCTGAACTCCAAAACAACCCATCGGCGGCGGAGGGGCCGGAAACCACACCGATAACGCTGAAATCTATTCAAGAGAAGCTCAACGGCCATCCCCAGGGGGAGGTGCCCGCAGACACAACCGTATTGACTGCGGGTGTGGATGTTGCCGGTCGAATGCTTCATTGGGTGGTTGTGGCTTGGAATGCCGAGGCGCAGGGCTGCATAGTGGATTATCAGACGCATCGTGTGGCGTCGCCCATGGAGGGCGCCCTTACGTCAGACGAGAATCTGCAAGACACACAGAACGCGATACTTGCCGCATTGCTTGAGTTGAGAGACCAATGGGCGGATGGGTGGCCGCTTGAGGGATCGACCGATCATGTTACGCTCAATCGCGTGCTTGTTGATTCTGGCTGGTTGCCGGAGCCGATTTATCAATTCTGTCGCACGTCGGCAAGTCGTACATTCTTGCCGGCCAAGGGTGGCGGGACTGGACAGAAAACACGGTTCCACAATCCGGCCAAAGGATCCGAGTCTACGCGCGTGGGTCTGCATTGCTTCCTGAGTCATATTCCCACGGCAAAGCAATGGATCGTGAACATCGATGTGGATTACTGGAAACGACAGGTGCACGATGGGATTCTGACGCCCGAGGGGCAACGATCATGCCTGCGGCTGTATGGCGACATCCCGACGAAGCACCGGACAATCGCAGAACATATCGAAGCTGAATTGTGGACGCGCAACTTCGTAATTGGTAAAGGCTGGACAGAAGGGTGGCAACAGGTTCGGCGGGATAATCACTACCTTGACGCCTTGACCTATGCGTACTGTGCCGCCTCGTTGGTGGGAGTGAAGCCCTTGCCAGCCCAGCCCCAGGCGGTTGCGGCGGCGCCCAGATTGCAGGCGCGGGAGAAACAGAACGAACAGCACCATTCACGATCACGCACCGCAGGTTGGAAGGGAGTAGGCCAGTGGCGAACGAAGAAAGTACGCTGAAAGCGATCGTATGTCCAAAGTGCGGGAACACGCGATTTGTCGTGATTCGGTCGTATCGCGTGGAAAGCGGCTGCGTTCGGCGCCGTCGCGAATGCGTTCAATGTGGGTTGCGAATTACAACGGTAGAGCAAAAATTGTGACCAAACCGCTATATGCAACGGTAATTCCATAGAGTCGTTGTGTTTGGGCCGCATTCTCGGGAATGTGCGGTATACTGCATGTAGCGACCGGGGTGGACAAGTGGTCAAGTTGACTGTCTCATAAGCAGTAGATCGCGGGTTCGAGTCCCGCCCCCGGGCCCAGCAATACGACAACTGAGTTTCGACCGACGGGCGATTAGCTATCACCGTCGAGTAGCCACGGAAAAAGGCCGTATAGGGGTATGGCCCCATACGGCCTTTTTCCGTGGCCCGAAGGAGACGTGATGGCCTGGACATCGACGGACCTCTCGAATGTGCAAGACGCTATTCGCAATCTCATCGTAACCGGGGGCGGCGCCCAAATACTCGAGGTTGATGGCCGAAAAGTCACGTACTACAGCCTCAAGGACTTGCGTGCGCTTGAGCAAGAAATGAAGCGAGAGATCAACGGCGGAACGAACCGAATAATCAAGGCGGGCCTGCGGTATGTCTAAGCGTCCGCGACCGAAACTGCCCGTGGGATTCCACGGCGCCATAGAGAAGATGATCGAGGCGATCAGTCCGACATGGGCACTCTCCCGTTCCCAGGCCAGATACAAGAGCGCAGTATTCAGCGCTTACCATCCAGGGCTTGACGGACATCGCACAAGCAAATCGATCGGTTCACTTGGCGGAGCGGCGGATAAGCACCTTTCCTCCCAAACACTATGGGCTCTTCGGGAACGCGGGCGCGTGCTGGATGAGTCCAATACTCTCGCTCAGGGCATTCTCCAGACGTATGAAGACAATGTGATTGGCAACGGCCTGATAGTCGATGCTCTGACCGATGACAATGACTGGAACAAAGAGGCCGAGCACTTCATCAATATCGAGCATCGCTGGGATATTCGCCGGTCATTGACGAACACGCAGTTTCAGCGGATTGTGCTGCGAACTCTTATGCGGGATGGGGACCTTGCTCTTATCTGTCGCGACGGGCGCCTTCACCCGGTAGAGGGTGATCGGATCGTGACGCCGCAAGATCGCATGCGTGACCCTAATGTCGTCAACGGTGTGGAGATGGACGGCGATGGGTTCCCCATTGCCTTCTGGATTGCGCGAACACAGCCCACGAGCCCTTATGCCGCTGACGCAGTGCGTCATGACTCAAAAGACGTACTTCATGTATGGAATCCGCGCCGATTTAGCCAAACGCGCGGAGTGAGTCTAACCGGCCAGATATTCGACCAACTCAATCGGCTGAATGATTACGTCGATGCGACCTGTATCTCAGCCCAGATTGCCGCATGTTTCGCTGTGTTCATCCGGCAATCGATGAACTATGACGAGCAGTACGGCGCCAACGAGACCAACCCGCGTAGTGGCGAGACCGAACGGGTTGAGGAATTGGAGCCTGGACTCATAATGTACGGCGCTCCCGGCGATGAAGCAACACAGCTTCGACCGGAACAACCCAGCTTTGCGATGGACCGGCTTGTGGATACGCTGTGTCGCCTGTGTGGTCGTCATGTCAACTTGCCTCTGGAACTTGTGTTACTGAACTTCTCGCACTCGAACTTCTCGAATACCCGCGCTGCAATCTTGCAAGCCCAAATGGCATTCAGATCGTACCACCACCTTCTCACGCGCGGGGTATTCCGGCGGGTGTACACATACTTGATTCGTGAGGGCATTCGGGCTGGTCGCCTCACGCCTCGCCCAGACTTCTGGAAGCATTCGTGGCGCCCCCCATCGTGGCCGTGGCTCCAGCCGTTGCAGGATGTGCAGGCTGATTCGTTGGCGGTCGAGGCGGGCTTTGCGTCCCGTCCCGACATTTGCATCAAGCGCGGCACGGATTACGAGGATGTGGACACGAAAGAGGCGCGAGCCCGGGAGAACCGCAAAGCGGAGGGATTGATAGATGAAGCCGAAGATAATGCGCCAAGTGCCTGAGCGAGCGCTCTGGTTCTTCGCAACCGATGGAATGGACGTAACGGATGACAATGGGTTTGTCCTGCGATTGTATTCGGGTCGATCTGTTGAACATCCGTACCTGGGAACTATTGCGATCGATTTGGCTGGTATGTCGCATCGCGAGACGATCCCGATTCTCAATGCCCACAATAGGGCCGAGATAGTCGGATTTGGCACACCAAACATCCAGGATGGCAATCTCAAGGTCACGGGGCAATTCTTGACAGATTCACCCCAGGCTGAGTGCATTCGCAGCTATGCGTCTCAGGGCTTCCCATTCGAGGCTTCGGCAGGCTACAACGCCGTAACCGAAGTCGAGCAAGTGAATAAAGGTCAAATAGTCAGCGTGAACGGCCACGACGTTTGTGGCCCCGCAGAGATATGGCGGAAGTGTGAACTCCGCGAGGGATCATTCTGTGTTTTCGGCGTGGATTCGGACACCGGCCTCGTGACCAACGCTGAGGACGAATCAATTGTGTCGATTGCGATGCCGGTAAATCAGGAGGGCCAAGAGATGGCCGACGAAACGGTTCGGGACATGACACCGAAAGAGTTTGAGGACACACATCCAGAAGTGATAACGGCATTGCTCGAGAAAGGCGCGAGCGAGGCGACACTGGTATCGAACGAAAGGATGACGCATTTCAGAAAGGCGTTCCCGTCCAATCTTGACTTTGCCATCGATCAGCTTCTTGCAGGTCACGATCTGACTCAGGCCAAGGCGGAGTTCGCTGACGTGCTCAAAAAGGAAAACGAAAGCCTCGCCCATCAGTTGGCCGAAGCTAAGAAAAACGCGGGCTTTACGCCTTCCGATGGCGAACGGGAAACGCCCGAGGAATCGCCCGACGATGCTCTGACTTTCGAGGAACGGGCAGCGAAAACGGCAAAGACCGAATGGACTGAGAGCAAGGACATAAGGACCGAGTTCGCAAGCGCCGGCGGCGAGGCTGCGTATCTCGCATTTCGCACGCGCGAACTCATGACATTGGAGGCGTAATCGAATGGCCGTTGCAACGACAAATGAGCCGCTGAAACACGAAATCGGGGACTACACTGAGTATCCCGTGGCGGAGAGCGAAACGATCTACGAGGGTGTTGCTGTTGGCGACAACGGCAGTGGCTACGCTCGTGGCCTTGAAGCCGGGGATGCGTTTCTCGGGCATTGCGTGAGTGAAGCCGACAATTCAAGCGGATCG